TCATTCTTGACCATCAAGATCAAGACAAACTTTGGCATCTGCGTCCGTATTAACATTGAACTCTTCGCTGTGTCTAAGTAAATGAGCACCGACTTTGTCAAGCAGTCGCTTCGTGAGAACCTCAGCCGCGTTCTCATCCCTCACGTCGCAGATGGTCTGTGGAGCATCTACGACAATGCCAAGGTTGCCTGCGTACGCAACAAGCAGCCCGGTGAGACCCTGAAGACATTCCAGAATCTCCTGACCCGCGTCCCCCAGTGGACGGATGAGATCCTGAACACGGAGGTTGCCCGTATCGAAAAGGTGTCCAAGTGCGAGTACATGGAAGATCTTTTGCTGGGCGTGTTTGTGAGCTACATCCGTGCGTTTGCCACCTTGCAGCAGTCCGACGAGGCGCACGTGAACATTGAGTTTGATCGTCCCTCGCCGAGCAAGTTCATTTTCACACTTTACAAGGCGGCTGCCCGCAAGTGCTGGTCGAATGCGTATATGTTCAAGACCATCGACGTGTCTTCGGAGCAGCAGTCTCGTAACCGTCGGGACATTGAGGCGATGCTTGGTGGAACCCTGGACGAAGTGATCGATAGTTTCATCCCGTGGAAGGAGATCAGCAAGGCGTATTTCCAGGCACGCCCCACCACCGCCGCCGCGCCTCCTCCGGAGCCCGAGAAGAAGCCGGAGCCCAAGCCCGCTCTGACATTTGGTGAATCGGAGACGGTTGAGTTTGAGACAGACAATGAAGATGAGGAGGAGGACGATCGCCCTCGCCTCACAATGGGTGAGGATATCAAGCTCGATCTGTCGGACGACGAGGAGGAACCTGCCGCCAAGCCTGCTGGTGTCGTCAAGCTGGATCTTTAACTGCGGCGCTGCGTCTAAGTGTGTCTAAACCAATCCACATTCAAAAAGCAAATGACAGACTACCAGACACTTGGTATGATCGTTGGCGTTGTCATGGTTGTTGCTGCACTCCTGTATGTAGTTGATCGCCGTGCAAGGGCACAGCCGGTCGATTACACAGATATGGGGAAGATTGCCGGTGGATCGGGAGTCCTGGCAACCGGTATTCTGTATTCCCTGGGAACGGAGACAGTTACGGATGTAGCTGAGACTGTGGCGTCTACTGCTCAGGATATGTTTGTTGGAAAGCCGGAGTTTTAATCCATACTAAGGATAGAATGGATGCGCTGCAAGATTCAGTGGATACATCTGTAACTCTGAAACTATTTAAAACAAAGAAATCCTCAATGTATTACCATATTTTTCATAGTAGGTACGTGAGGTTTCCAATGTCGGAACTAAAAATCCTAAATAACTTTAATACGAATCGTCTTTCGAGCAATCCATACCCCAAAGAAAACCGTCCTAGAGGACAAGCAGATTTGGATTCGGTTTTACATCATAGGCAAACAATACGGCAACGAGGGGATACAGAGCCCATATGGATCGTATTGAAAGAGGGAACCTATACGTTGCTGGATGGGGCTCATCGCATTGTTGCAGCCTATTTGGAACGCAAACGAACGATTCCAGCCTATATAGTTCATGCCGATGAATAATACGGTCTAAGGACAAGCATATATAAACAGTATGTTGCGTACAGTTCGTGTTGCAGGGAGACTGGTTGAACTTGCAGGATTGGATCAAGTTTGGTATGGTGTTGACCATCTATCTAACCCGCGTATCACATTGTACTATCCTAAGGGTCCTACAAAGACGATTGACTATGCGTATGGTCAGTGGGCAGACGCCAAAAAGGACCTAAAGATTCTAGAGGACGCTAAGCTTCAATCATCAATGCATCCCCAAGCTGAGCTGCCGATGGGGTTGCGCGGTACTGGACCATCCGGCTAATCTCCTTCTTAGGAACCGCTGAGTCTACACAATACCTCACAATTGCCTTGTACAAATCAAATCCGTGGTAGCGGTCGTGATTGTCCATCTTTGCACGAAACATCACTGACGATCCATCTGTCTGTTTCATCCACTGCAAAAGGATACTAAACAGCGGATGCGAAACTTCATGCTTCGGTCCTTTGGGAAACATATCCCAGAAGATCGACGTAGCCAGACGAGTCAGATCAAATGATGACGAAGCACCGATGTGAGGGTGCTTGTTGTTGTAAAAAGGCTCCATATTGTACTGACCTCCTGCTTCCTCGTCCTCCTGAAACTGATTGCTGATGAAGGTCTTTGCCTCCTTCAGACCCGTCAGACGCAGATTGATAACTGCGCGATCAAAGTCAATGATCTTCATTAGGTAGCCAAACGTGGGGACCTTGTAAGGAGTTCCGGCGTGGATATAGAAGCAGTGTGTTTGTTCGGTCTTGACATACATGATGTTGTTCCCGTGGAGATCATTGTGCGTGAATCCAAAGTTGCGCTGGGCATACGCAAGAGCAAAGACTACCTGGGAAATCCAAGCCGTGTGCTTTTCGGGTTCGGGGTGCTCCTTGATCAGCTGGTAAAAAGTTCCCTCGCAACGCTCCATCACAGTTGTGACCACGGGCACATTTGTAAATGTAGCCCAAGCAAACGGTTCGGGTTCCTCTTCTTCTCCTTCGTCGTCGTTGGTTCCGTCTGAGCACCCACACGACTCAATATCATATACATCGTCATCCTCAGACTCTTCATCCTCTATTTCGGGAGACCCGGACGAGGCAACGTCGTATTTCTCCACGTCGCCTTCTCTATCCGGATTGCTTACGTGGTCGGCATCGACGTCGTCTACATCACCAAGATCAATGTCCTCTGCAGTTTCAACGGCAAGACGAGCACGGCGTGTATGACTGAACTCGGCATCGTGACCCGCTGTCCTCAGCTTCAGTTCGAAGGTTTTGCCAATCCGATCGGCAAACCACCCCTTCTCCGTCAGCTCTTCGTAGTCGTCCGAGATGTCGATGGTATGAGACCCAGCAATACCAACATACACGCCATACACCGTAGGAAAGTGATCGCAACCAGACTCTGACAGGGCGATCGACGTAATCGCACCCACATAAGCAGCTGTGTGGGGGCTCTGCATCCGCTCCTGCATGTCATTGGCAATGTCCGTCCGATGGGGAAGACCAAAAGAACCATAGTCACCGCGCATCGTCTTGAACGGTGACAGAATCATGGTTGTCTTGCGATGGATCGGAAGTGTTCGCCCCTGAACCTTCACATGACCTGCATCTACAATCGCCTCAATCGGATACTCCAGCTTTACACCGTAATCACTGACATTTGCCAGGTTGTCTGTCTTGAAGAGCTTCTCCAAGCATGGGAAGAACGACTGCATCGTCTTCATTGACCACGCGGATCCGTCCAGTCTGGGCATACGATGAATTTTCATCTGTACAGATGTCGTTCTCAGATCCTTTCCCATTATGAGATGTCTCGGTGATGAATGCAGAAAAATAAACGACAGTGAGAACAAGATGACACAAAACTTCAATCTTAAGAAGTTCAATATGGACATGATCAAAGAACGGTGTGGAATGGACTCGCGGAAAAGTCCTATGATCGTGATCATCGGAAAGAAGGACACGGGCAAGTCCTTCTTAGCACGTGACCTGCTCTTCAATGTTCAGGACTCCTTTCCGGCGGGAATGGTGATTTCACCCACAGAGGCTGTGAACGAGTATTTCCAGTCGTTTGTCCCTTCCAAGCTGATCCATGATAAATATGAGCCTACCAAAGTACAGGCATTTATCAAGCGCCAGTTTCAAGCAAAGCAACGGTTCCTGAAGTCCAAAGCCTCCGGACAACCGTTTGATCCCCGGGCGTTCTTGATTCTCGACGACTGCCTGTACGCAGCCAAGGAGTGGATCAACGAAGAGTCCACTCGGTTTGTTTTCATGAACGGTCGGCACCTTGATATGCTGACCATCATCACCATGCAGTACCCACTCGGTATCACACCGAATCTGCGTACCAACGTGGACTTTGTCTTCATTCTGCGCGAGAATATCCTAGGGAATCGTCGTAGAATTTACGAGAATTACGCAGGTATGTTTCCGACGTTTGAAATGTTCTGTGATTTCATGGACCAGTGCACAGAAAACTACGAAGGACTGGTCATTTGCAACAACGTATCCTCCAACAAGCTTGACGATCAGGTCTTTTGGTACAAGGCGTCTGAGCACCCGCCGTTCAGACTTTGCGACTCTTCCTTGTGGAACGATAATCGTCCTTTCCAATCCGCAATGCTCGCCGCCGACGAGTATAACTCGACTTCAATGAGGAAGAAGAACGCCCCGCCTTCCGTTTGGGTAAAGAAGACCGGCGGCGAATAATTACTCGCGGTGCGCACCCTCACTCGGGTGCACCGGTGCCGCCGCATCCTCCAGCGCCTTCTCGGCCGCATTTGCCTTGCGACGACGCTCGTT